ACGTGTAACTGTTACACCAAACACTACTATTAGTGGTACACTGGACGTAACCGGCGCAGTAAACTTAAACGCCACTACAGCTAGTTCAAGTACTGCTACTGGTGCATTGATTGTAGACGGTGGTGTAGGTATTGCTGAAAACACACATATTGGCGGTACACTGAACGTAACTGGTACAATTACTGGTAGTGTAACTGGCAACATTGATGGACAAGTAACTGACATATCAAACCACAATACTAGTAACTTATCTGAAGATCCTGATGCAACAGGAGCAACTGGTACAATGTACCATACAACAGCAAGAGCAAGAAATGCTATAAGTGCAGCTGGTTCTTTATCATATGTTGCTTCAACTGGAGTTATGTCATACACTGAACGTACTGATGCAACCATACGTGGATTGATTAGTGCAAGTGGTGATATATCATACAACAATACAACTGGTATTATTAGTTATACTGACCCATCACCTAGAACTGATGCTGTCATACGTGGATTGATTAGTGCAACTGGCGATATAGCATATGACGCAGCAACTGGTGTTATTAGTTACACAGATTCAGATAGAAGTGATGCAACAATTAGAGGTTTGTTGAGTGCTGCAAATTCCGGCACCGGATATGGTAGTCTATCATATGTTGCATCAACTGGTGTGTTTACTTTTGCAAAAGTAACTTCAGCTAATATTAGAGATCAATTTAGTGCTAGTACAGGTATTCAAATTAGTGCTGCTGGTGCGATATCGGCCACTGGTACAGGTACAGCAGCTAGTGCAGCAGCAATAACTACAACTAATGCTAATGCAGCCAGTGCAAGTACTTGGTACCCTACATTTGTTGACGGAGCTGGTGCTACTAAAGCAATGCAAGTTGATACTAATGCAGCAACTGGACTAAGTTATGTTCCTAGTAGTTCGACACTAAAAGCAAGTGTCTTTAGTGGAACAGCATCATCTGCAAACTATGCGGATTTGGCGGAGAAATATGTTGCAGATGTTGCATACGAGCCAGGCACAGTATTAGTATTTGGTGGTGACAACGAAGTTACAATTTGTGCAGAAAAAGGTGATCGTAAGGTTGCTGGTATTGTGTCAACAGATCCAGCTTACTTAATGAACAATGCACTAGAAGGTGACACTGTTGTACCATTAGCACTAACAGGGCGTGTGCCGTGTAATGTAATTGGTACAGTTGCTAAAGGCGATATGCTTGTAACTAGTGCTGTTCCAGGATATGCTATTGTAAATAATGATCCTAAACTAGGTACAGTACTTGGTAAAGCAGTAGGCACAAAAGATACCGAAGGCAGAGGTGTTGTTGAAGTCGTTGTAGGGCGTATGTAATAAATACAGTATAGGAGACAAGTATATGGCGATTCAAACAATAAACCTTGGCAGTGTAGCAAACGACGGCACAGGTGATGATCTAAGAGAAGCGTTTGAAAAGATAGTTTTTAATTTTGACGACCTTGACAATCGTACACCTGAAGCAACTACAGTAGTTAATTTAGGAACTGGTGAGGGGCTGTTTTCAAACAAAAGTGATGCAGAACTAAGATTCAAATCATTAGTAGGCGGAAACAATGTTACCCTTTCGTCTGATACAAACGAACTCACTGTTAACGTTGATGCTGGGGTTACTCAGTTTGATGTTGCAGCTGATACTGGTAGTGTCACTATTACAGAAAATGCTACACTAACTATAGCCGGCGGAACCCTTATAAGCACATCTAGAGCTGGTAATATTATTACTGTAAACTCTAGTGCGTTAAGTAAGGTTGAAGACGACCCTGCACCAAAGTTAGCAGCAGGATTAAATGCTGATGGAAACAATTTGGGCAACGTTGGATTAATAAATGCAACAACAGTAACAGCAAATTTTAACGGAAACCTTACAGGAAATGTACACGGTATTGACGTACGAGATCTTAATTATTATAGGCAGAGCGAAAATAGTTGGGACTTTAGCAGCATTGCACCTGTAGCAGTAACAACGTTATGGGACTTCTTATTTGCTACTAATGACGTTGATTTTGGCAGCATTGCCGGTAATAACCTTAATGTAAGTTTAGATCTTGGCACTATCAACATCTAATTTTTCGATAAATATTGCTATATAAAGGAATTCGTGTATGGCATTATGGACCGCATCTAATAACTTACTACTTCGACAAATTGAAGAAGGTAAAACTCTTAGAGAACCAACCGAAGGTGAATCTCGAGCAGCCAATCTTCAACCAATTGATCTCGATGTTGTATCAGGCTCCGCTTTAAAAATAATTGGCGGTACGCTTCCTCCTGGGTTAAGGATTGTAGATCAAAAAATACAAGGAACACCTTTTGAGGTTGCACGAGAAACAGAATTTAAATTCGTAGTTAGGGCAAGCAAAGATAGCGAAATAGATGATCGAACATTTAGAATAAACGTTATTGGTGCAGACTTGCCTGTATGGGGAACAAGTGCTGGTTCATTGCCAATCGGTAAGAACGACACATATTATATACTTGACAATAGTCCAATTGACTTTCAATTAATAGCAACTGACAACGACATTGCAGCAGGACAAACATTAGAATATTTTGTTGCGAGTGGCGACGGTGAACTTCCGCCAGGCATACAACTTACCCGAGACGGACGAATAGTAGGTGTTGTAGATCCTGTTCTTGCAATTGATACACTTGCAAATAGCGGATACTATGATTCAAATTCTTACGGTGAATATCCTTTTGATTTTGGTGTAAGAAGTGCTAATGGGTACGACAGCTTTTTTTACGATATTAAATTTTATGACAAAAGTATTGCTACTAAATCACCTAAGAAATTAAACAGAAACTATCAATTCCGTGTTAGTGTCAGTGACGGTGATACAATTGAGAAAAGGTTGTTTAGAATATTTGTTGTAGGAGACGACTTCCTACGTGCAGATAATACTATTATGCAATCAGGCAATACATTATTTGGTGCCGATGCTTCTCATATTAGAACTCCAATATGGTTAACTCCTGCAGATTTAGGATACAGACGAGCTGACAACTATGTTACTCTGTATATGGATATAATTGATGCTTCTGATATTGTAGGATTTGTAAATTATACCCTTGAAGATTTTAATGACGATGGCAGTGAAAGTAGTATACCTCCAGGAATAGATCTAGATCCCGGCAGTGGCGAATTAGCTGGTGTTGTACCATATCAGCCTAGTGTTACTAAAGAATATAAGTTTACTGTACGTGCTACTCGATACGTAGGTCCTGCTACTAATACTGCACAGATTAATTTTACAACATACGAAGAAACATTTGCTCAAACAAGAACACCAGCTGTTAAAATAATAAGAAACAACTTGTACGAGATTTTAACTGTTGAAAATACAGACTTTACAACAATAGGTGCTCCTAATAATACTGTTGGAACACAATTTAGAGCATCGGGTGCAACTTCAGGAAAAGGTACTGTTAAACAAGCATCAGGCCCATACAAGTTAAAAATTAATAAAAAATCTAATATTGAAGTATTGCTAGACCAAACCTTTAATATTAAAGGTACAATATTTAAAATTACAGCAATTAATAATAAAAATCCATTATACGATGTACTAACACTTTCTAAGCCTTTAGATGCATACTTAAAGAAAGACGAAACGTTTACTAAAACAATAGTAACTGCAACAGTAGACACAAACTCTGCATTTAAAAATAAAACATTCACTGTTAAACTGCTAGGCAAGATTGACTCACGTATTGTTTGGCAAAGCGTTAAAGCACTAGGTACAATTAATGCAAACTTAACTAGTACACTTAATGTCCGGGCAACTACTAGCGTTCCTAATGCTGTTGTAAGATATAGTAAAATTAGTGGAAGATTGCCAAATGGGTTACGTATATCAATTGATGGTGAGATCTCTGGCAAGGTACAACAGTTTGGCGAAAACGTATATAAAAGTTTTTGGAAACCTGCTAGAAATTATGTAGCAAATGACATTGTAAAAGTTAATACAACTTTATATAAATGCTTAATTGCTCATACGT